ATGGATTTGATATAGAAAGACTTTGACTTTTCCTCTTTATTATGTTATAATGTGTATGTTGGAAAGGATAGATCATGAAACCACCTGTAACTATTGACGTTCTCATGGCAGCATGGGCGGAAGATACCCATATTGATGCCTCTGCAATGGAAAAAGAACTTCTCAAAATTTCCCATCTACATGGCAAATATCTAAATGTAATGTCCTATCATAGACATCTTGTGCGTAAGATGGAAGCAGACTATAAGTTGATGAAAGGTCTACGTGAAGATTACTATCAAGGTCATCTTACAAAAGAAGAACTTGATGAACGTGGTTGGGAACCGATGCAGCATGTTCTCACTAATCCTCAGATTGCTCGTAAACTTGAAACTGACACCGAACTAAATAAACTATTACTCAAGAAGGTTGCCCACGAAGAAATCGTGTCTTATTGTGAAGGTGTTTTGAAATCTCTACATAATAGAACATGGGATCTAGGCAACTACACCAAATATCTTCAACTCACTTCAGGTAAATAATGAATCATTTGATCTTATATAATCATGACGAAACATACATCAAGGTTCAATGTGATGAAAGTATTGCATGGGAACTTAGAGATGCATTCTCGTTTCGTCCACCAGGGTTTCAGTTTGTTCCTTCTTACAAGCAGAAACTCTGGGATGGTTATCTAAGATTGTTCAATCCTGCAACTCGTGTAATCTATCGTGGACTTGCACCACAAGTTTTACAATGGATAACTGACAGAGGTTATACTTATGAATATGCAGATGAAGATGTTGATAACTCATTTTCAATAGAAGAGGCTAAAGAATTTGTTGATGCACTCAATCCAAAACATCCTCCCCGAGACTATCAGTTGGATGCATTCGTTCATGCTATTCGATCTCGGAGAAGGATTGTATTATCTCCCACTGGTTCTGGCAAGTCTTTGTTGCTATATCTTGTATGCAACTACTTACTCAAGCAAGGAAAACGAGGACTCTTAATCGTTCCTCGTTCAGCACTTGTTGAACAAATGTTTTCAGACTTTCAGGACTATTCTGTAAAGAATGGTAAAGATATGTTTAAGTATTGTTGGAGAGTATATTCTGGTAAGGATAAAGACTCACAACATCCTATAATCATATCTACATGGCAGTCACTACAAAGATTACCTAAAGAATATTTTCAAAAGTTTGACTATGTTATATGCGACGAGGTGCATCAAGCACAGGCCAAGGCACTAACTGATATCGTATCTAAATGCACCAAGGCTGAATACAGATTAGGTGTAACAGGAACACTATCTGGTGCGAAGTCACATGAATGGCAGTTGATGGGATTGTTCGGTCAAGTCTATCGTGCTACTACATCTGCGGAACTTATGAAGAAGAAGCAGTTGGCAGAACTGACAATCAAATGTCTATTGCTAAAGTATAGTGAGGAAGAATGTCAGTATATGAAATCAGCAAGTTATCAAGATGAGGTGAAATACATCATCTCCAATTCAGAGAGAAACAAGTTTATTGTTAATCTTGCTTTATCTCTTGAAGGAAACACCTTATTATTATTTAACTATGTGGAATCTCATGGTCAAATTTTATATGACATGATAAAGAAGAAGGCGAAAGATGAAAGAAAAATATTTTTCATACACGGAGGAACAGACGTTGAGTCAAGAGAAGAAATTCGTAGAATTGTTGAAAGCGAGCAATCTGCCATTATTGTTGGGTCCGTTGGTGTTCTTAGCACTGGCACTAACATTGTGGCCCTCGATAATGTGGTCTTTGCATCTCCTTCCAAGTCCAAGATTCGTAACTTACAATCAATCGGTAGAGGTCTTAGGGTTAGTGACACAAAGAAATCCGCCACCCTCTATGACATTGCCGACGACTTTAAGTGGAAGGCCAGAGAAAACTTTACCCTCAAACATTTCTTTGAAAGACTTAAAACCTATAGTGAAGAACAGTTCCAGTTCAAAATCTACAAAATCTCCATGAAAGGATAAACTATGTCTGATGATAGACCTATTGCAAAGTTCCTACGTTTGCAAAATGGTGACGATGTGATTGCTGAAACAATAGAGATGGAGGATGAAGATGGTATTGTTTATACTCTCTGTCATCCTCTTAAAGTTGTTTACATGCCAACAGAAACAGTTGGATATCTATCTGTTATGTTTATGCCCTGGGTGTTTCCTAAGATTTGTGACGAACAGATTTTCACTATACATGCAGAGGATGTTCTACTTCTTACAGACGTGTCAGAGAAGATGAATATATACTATTGGGATAGTGTCAAAACATATACTGATAAAAGTCAGTATGAGCAAGAGGAACCTGCATCAAATGATGTGGAAGAAACTTTGAATGAAATTATGGAACATTTAGGAAAAAGGACTATGCACTAATGCCAACAGTAGAAACAAATCCATATCTAACATTTGATGATGCTGAATTGACAGACGACTTCGGTTTCACATTTGGTAACGAAGATGATATAGTAGCGGAAGCACTATCACCAGTATCGGATGAAATTACTGATCTTAAAAAGAGACTGGAAGCAATTAGAAAGATTTATATGCCTTTACTATTGAATCTCTCTAAGAATGCTGATCAACCTATTATCAAGTGGCCCGACCGCGGACCTGTGCTTAAAAAGCAAATAGACAAACTTACGATGTTAACAGAACCAGGATTCGTTAAGTAGCAGTTAAGTAGTGTTGCTTCGCAACACACTCGCTTCGCTCGTAAGCAGCAATCTTTATAATGGTGGTTTGTTTCTAAAGAGATTATACCAAACTTTCCAAATGATGTCAAGAGCAAAAATGCATATTTGACAAAATAATTTTTATGATGTATAATGCTTGATACTCTAATCGAGGTTGATGGATGATTAAAACTAAGAAGAAAAATCACTACGTAGACAATCAAAAGTTTCTAGAAGATATTCTAGAATACAAAAAGAGAGTCAAACATGCTGCTGATAATGGTCTAGAAAAACCTCGTGTGTCCGAATACTGCGGAAAATGTATCTGGTTGATTACAGAAGGTCTTGCACGTAAGCCGAGATTTATGAACTATTCCTTCATAGATGAAATGAAGTCTGATGCGCTAGAAAACTGCTTTCTATACTTTGACAACTTCAATCCGGAGATTAGTCAGAATCCTTTTGCTTACTTCACACAAATTATCTACTATGCTTTCCATAGACGAATTTCCAAGGAAGAAAAGAACAGATATATAATGTATAAAAAGTTTCAGGAGTCCGTATTGGATACTCCTGATGCTTCGCTTATGGTAGATAGTGACGATAATCACTTGATTTCCACTACGATGTATGATAATCTAAATGAGTTCATCAAGAATTTTGAGGCGAGGGAAAAAGTTAAGAAAGAGAAACGAAAACTGGCGAAAGAAGGTTTAGAGAAATTTGTAGGAGAAGATGACAATGAAGGAAGAGAATCAGTTTGAGGTTCCATTTCAGGTGCAGACCCTGATTGCTACCTTATCAGATAAAAAAGAGCGGGTTCATATTCGTGGTAACTATCGCATGAGGTTGGAATCAATTAGACGAGCATGTGAAAAGGCAATCGTTGATTATGATATTGAGATGGGTACCGTGAAACCGCCGAGATATGGTAAAGGACAACGATAATGGACATAGATGATTTTGTCAAAGAGGTAGATCAGAATATAGAATGGTTCTGTGATAAGGTGGTTGAACCTGTTCCCTTGACTAAGCAAGATAAAGAAAAGATAATGCGACGAATGATAAATCTTGGATGGCTAAGGGAATCGGAACTTGAAACGTATAAAGTGGCTACCCGAGAAGATTGACGAAATCATCTTTTTAGTATATACTGTATCCAAGAATATATATTATGAGATAAAGGAAAAGTTATGGCGATGATTGCTATGCCAACAGATACACACGCTGGAGTCAGAAATGATAATCCAGCATTTCAGATGTATCAAAAGAAATGTTGGCAATGGTTCTTTGACTATATTGATCAACATAACATCAAACATGTAATCCATCTTGGTGATATCTATGATCGTCGAAAGTATATCAATTTCATGTCCGCAAAACGTTTGCGTGAAGACTTCTTTGAACCATTAGAGGAGAGAGGCATTGAAACTCACATTATACAAGGCAATCACGACTCTTATTACAAGGATACGCACGAGGTCAATGCCCTCGCCGAAGTTGTATCTGGACGATATCGTCACATTAGGACTCATTCTACTCCTAGCGTTATATCTATCGATGGCCTAGACATTCAATTGATGCCTTGGATTACAGACTCTAATTATGACGAGTCAATGGAAGCAATCAAGCATCCTAAGGCATCTATACTCATGGGACATCTTGAGTTAAACGGTTTCACAATGCATAGAGGACAAATATCAGATCATGGGCTTGACAGGAAACTATTTGAAAACTTTGATGCAGTCTACTCTGGTCACTATCACCACCGTAGCACTATTGGCAATATTACTTATATTGGTGCCTTTGGTGAATATACTTGGCATGATTACTCGGATCCTAGAGGATTTTCAGTCCTGGATACTGAATCTAAAGTTCTAGAGTTTATTCAGAATCCTTACAAGATGTTTCGTCTGGCCAGATACGATGATGTTGCAAATCCTGAAATCGTAGAGAAGATACAGAACACAGACTTTAGCAAATATAAGGATTGCTATGTTAAATTGGTCGTCATAAATAAAAGTAATCCATACGCATTTGATTTGCTCTTTGACTCTATCTACAAAGTAGGTCCTCTGGACATTCAGATAGTTGAAGATCCGACAGTTTTATTAGATAATGACGAAGCGGATGAAATAGATGAAGCGGAAGATACCGTTACGATACTAAAAAAGTATGTTGAAGGGTTGACATTGCCTGTAGATAATGGTAGAATGAAAAAGTTTATGATTGATGTTTATAACGAAGCCTTACAGGTTGAAACAGTATAGGAATATAATATGAAAAAACTTATACCTTGGGTGGCATTTTTACTTATTGGTGCTATTCTCTTTGCTTTTACTATGGAGTCAAGAGGCCGTAACACCGCTAATGAGATTGCCTATACAGATTTTATGACACAAGTGGAACGCAACAATATTCATGATATTACCATCTACGGTAGTCAAGTCATGGGACACTATACGAGTGATAACAGACAGTTCACCACTTATGTCGCATCCCTCACCAATCTTATGCCTAAACTAGAGGAACATAAGGTTCACATTACAGTTAAGTCGGATAGTCCTGAAGCATCTTTTTGGACCAATCTATTTCTAAATCTATTACCGGTTGTATTCTTTTTTGGTCTTTGGATCTTTCTGTCACGTCGTCAAGGCACCGGTATGGGTGGTCCAATGACTTTTGGTAAGTCAAAGGCCAAGTTGCTGACAGAAGCAAGTGGTACAAAGACTTTTGAAGATGTTGCTGGTGTTGATCAAGCAAAAGAAGACTTACAAGAAGTTGTGGAGTTTCTACAGGATCCACATAAGTTTGAAAGACTAGGCGGTAAGATTCCTAAGGGCGTTCTACTTGTCGGACCTCCTGGAACAGGTAAGACACTACTAGCAAGAGCAGTTGCTGGTGAAGCGGGCGTTCCGTTCTTTAGCATTTCTGGTTCCGACTTTGTTGAAATGTTCGTTGGTGTTGGTGCTTCTCGTGTTCGTGACATGTTTGAGCAAGCCAAGAAGAATGCTCCTTGTATTATCTTCATTGACGAAATCGATGCTGTTGGTCGTTCCCGTGCCAATGGTATGTCAGGTAATGATGAAAGAGATCAGACACTAAACGCCATGCTTGTTGAGATGGATGGTTTCAATGATAATGAAGGTGTTATTGTTATTGCTGCTACCAATCGTGTTGATGTTCTAGATAAGGCACTAACTCGTCCTGGTCGTTTTGATAGACAGGTACAGGTACCTAATCCGGACTTTATCGGTCGTGAAAAGATTTTGAAAGTTCATTGCCGCAAGGTTCCGATTGGTCCTGATGTTGATCTAAAAGTTGTATCAAGAGGCACACCTGGTTTCTCTGGTGCTGATCTTGCTAATCTTGTCAACGAGGCAGCACTACTAGCAGCCCGACGTTCCAAGCGTATCGTTACATCTCAGGAGTTTGAGGATTCTCGTGATAAGATCCTGATGGGCGCCGAGCATAGAACACTATTAATGACCGATGCTGAAAAGAAGATGACAGCATATCATGAAGGTGGACATGCTCTTGTTTCTCTAAAGATGCCTGGTTCTGTACCTATTCACAAGGCAACAATCATTCCACGTGGGCGGGCTCTTGGTATGGTCCAGTCTCTACCAGAGCGTGATCAAATCTCACAGTCATATGAAGAGATGATTGCTCAACTGGCCATGGCCATGGGTGGTCGTGTAGCAGAGGAACTGGTGTTTGGTGAAAAGAACATTACCTCTGGTGCTTCTGGTGATATTCAGCAAGCAACTAAACTAGCAAGAGCAATGGTCACACAGTTAGGATTCTCTCCTATTCTAGGTAGAATGGCCTACGATGAACCAAATGCTGATATGTTCCGCACACCAAAGATTGCAGAGGAAACACAGAAGATTGTGGATGCTGAAATCAAAAGACTGGTTGAGGATGGGTATCATACAGCAAGGAAAATTCTTACAGATTATAGAAAAGAACTTGACACACTAGCAGAAGGTCTGCTAGAATATGAAACTCTGTCAGGTACCGAAATCAAGGACTTGTTAGAAGGAAAGAAACCAATTAGAGAGTTTTAATGATAACTTTTCATAATGTTAGATGGCGCAACTTTCTGTCTGCTGGTAATCAGTGGACAGAAATTTCTTTAGATACACATAAGAACACATTGATTATGGGACATAATGGTGCGGGCAAGTCTACCTTTCTAGACGCCCTCACCTTTTGTTTGTTTGGTAAACCTTTTCGTAAGGTGAACAAAGGGAATGTCGTCAACTCCATAAACAACAAGAACTGTGTTGTGGAGATTGAGTTCACTCATTCCAATAGAAAGTATAAGGTCGTTCGTGGTGCTAAACCAAACATCTTTGAAATCTATTGTGAAGATAAGATGATCAATCAAGATGCCGCAACCAAAGACTATCAGGAACATCTTGAGAAGCATATCTTAAGAATGAACTATAAGTCATTCACACAGGTTGTTATTCTTGGTTCAGCATCGTTTGTTCCTTTCATGCAGTTGTCTGCTAATGATCGTCGTGCTGTTATCGAGGATCTTCTGGACATTCAAATCTTTACCGCTATGTCTAATGTAGTAAAGAACAGACTACAAATGAACAAAGAAGGTTTGGAGAAGAACCGTGTCCTTCTAACAAGCAAGAGTGAGAACAGGTCTTACATTGAAAGAACACTTGCTTCCCTTCGTGCAAACAATGAAGAAAAGTTGAATGAACTGAAAGTAAAGAAGGATGAACTTACGCAAGAGTCCATTAAGCAAGAATGTGTTGTTGAAAATCTTAAAATTGATTTTGAGAAAGCGACCGATCAAGACCTTGATCTATCTCCGTTAAAGTCAAAGCACTCTAAGTTGGTTGGTTTCAAGGCCAAGATGGAAGGCAATAGAGAAAGAGTATTGAAAGAAAACTTTTTCTATCGTGATAATGATACCTGTCCTACTTGTAAGCAGGATATCAGTCATGATCATAAGTTCAATGCAGTTACAACCAATGATAAGAAGATTGGTGAATACGACGAAGCACTAAATAAGATCGAAGAACAAATCAATTCTGTTCTATCTGAAATCGAGCATATAGATGAAGTCTTACAGAACATCAACAAGATTAAGTTGGATCTTTCATCTGCTAAGGCTACCTATAACAATACTGCAAATAATATTCGTCAAATTGTGGAACAGATTGAATCCTTTTTCACCTCAGACAAAACAACCCAAGAGTCAGAACGACAACTCCAAGTCGTTCAACATGATATTTCCACCCTCGAAGAAGAGAAGAAGGCCCTTTTAGATGATAGACAGTATGTTGACCTGGCGACGACTTTACTTAAAGACGGCGGAATCAAAACTAGAATCATTAAACAATATCTACCTATCATCAATAAGCATATCAACAAATACTTGGCTAAACTGGGTTTCTTTGTTAACTTCAACATCAACGAATCCTTTGAAGAAATCATCAAGTCAAGACACAGAGACGAGTTCTCCTATAACAACTTCTCAGAAGGAGAAAAACTCCGAATCGATCTGGCGATCCTACTAACATGGCGGCAGATTGCAAAGATGAAAAACTCTGTCAATGTTAATATTCTTGTCTTTGATGAAATCCTTGATCGTGCTATGGACGCTACTGGTATTGACGAGTTTATAAGAATCATGTGGGATATGGGTGACAAAGGAACAAACATCTTTGTTATTTCTCATAAGGACACTATGATTGATAGATTCCAAAGAACATTGAAGTTTGAAAAGATGAAAAATTTTTCTGTCTTGACAAACGAGTAGGAATGTTGTAATATATACGTCTAACTGAAAGGAATGAATATGTTGGACAAAGACATTATCCGTGCCATGGCAGAAGCGGAACGCATGATGGACGCCGGTACTATGCCGTGGGTATGGGCACCTGGTCCACAAGGCATCTCAGAAAGAATGGCTGTCTCACAGGAAGTTATGGACGATCTAAACCTGGTAACAGGACAGAATGTCAACACATTGATTCGTGACGCCATTCTGATTGCCAATCTAGAAAACCTTGGCAAAAAACTTAACAAGATTGCCCAAGAGATGGAAGATAGAGAACTGAAAGACGACTTTGACTTTAGGAGCATGATGTGACTCTTTATATCTATGATATCCGATACGGCTACCAGACATACAACATTGATAGTCTATGGACCGGTCTCTCACAAATGGGTTGGGAATGAAACTTGATAGTGAGTTCTTTATAGAATGGACATCGACGGTGCTTGTTATCACAGGCGCCGTTTTAACAGCATGGAACATATATCCACTAAATCTAGCCGTTCAGTTTGTTGGTAATGTTGGATGGTTAATTATTGGATATATGTGGAGAAAATGGTCTCTAATAACCATTCAAGCAATCATTAGCGTAATCTACATTGTAGGTTTCTTAACGAAAGGACAATTCGTATGAGATACAATCATTGGTTCTGGAATAGTTCGTTTATGAATAGTGTGACTTCTTTTGTCGTATATCTAAACAACTATCTCTGGAGTAAGCAGTATGGAAAAAACTGATCCACACAAGACACATTCTTATTCACACGACTACATGATTATGACTGCCTTTGACTTTGAACTACGCAATCATATTGCTGTGAATTGTGATCGAACAAATGAAATGGCAATCATTGAGTCATATCTTCAAGAACGTGTTAAAGAAATAAAGGAACGTTGGAAGTGAGAACTAACTTTTCACCTTTCAAATCTGGTGATGTTGTAAAACTGAAGTCCGACTTTCCTTATATAAATCGTGAGTTGTTGAATGACGAAATATATACTATTGATCAAATGTTTCCAGATGCTGGCATAGTTAGTTTGGTCGGACAAGATAAACACAAAACGTTTCCCGAAGACGCATTTCAACTTTTATATAATGGAGAATCGATTGGCAAAGAAACCTAAGATTGAAGAAACTACAGAGTATGAGTCTCTTTTAGACGTAAAAGAGTTTGAACCAGGCACACTATCATCATTTCTAGGCGAAGAAGAAGTTAAACAGATTGATGAAAAGATGTGGAAGCAACACTGGCATGGCATGCCAGAGTTCAAACAAGAGAATAATCCTCCTTACAAAAGATTGATCATTTCATTTAGAAATGATGAGGACTATAAAGAGTTTGCTAAACTTCTAGAGCATGATCAAACTTTGTCTGATAAGACTAAAACTATCTGGTATCCTAAGTTAGATCGTGAAGCAAACATGCTTACAAGATGGGTCGAAGAAGAATGACTAATCCAACATATCCTGTTTACATAGTTTCTAAAGGTAGACATGAGAGTATGATTACCTCAAAGTCTCTTTCTAGAATGAAGGTGCCACATTATATTGTTATTGAACCACAAGATGAAGAAAACTATGAGAATGCTTTAGATCACTTTGGAATTCGTCCATATGTGACTTTGCTAGTGGCACCATTCTCTAATCATGGAGATGGGCCTGGCCGTGCTAGGAACTGGGCCTGGGATCATTCTATATCAATCGGTGCAAAAGCACATTGGGTGTTAGATGATAACATATCAGATTTCTATCGTCTACATGAAAACAAACGTATTCGTGTAGAGTCTGGTGCTATCTTCAAAGCAGCAGAAGACTTTGTGGATCGATATGAGAATGTTCCTATTTCAGGATTTCAGTATAGATTCTTTATTGCACCTAACTCAAAGTATCCACCGTTCGTTGCAAATACTCGTATCTATTCTTGTTTGCTCATTCGCAATGATTGTAAGCATCGTTGGCGTGGTAGATATAATGAAGATACTGATATTTGTTTGCGAGTGCTAAAAGATGGCGATTGCACGATTCAATTCAATGCCTTTCTACAAGGCAAAGCAGCAACACAAACAGTCAAGGGTGGTAATACACAAGAGTTTTATCATGTTGAAGGTGATCTTGATAAAGAAAAGTGGCGTGATGGTCAGTTGAATCCAGAAGGCACATGGAACAAGTCTAAGATGCTTGTGGATTTGCATCCTGATGTTGCTAGAATGGTCTTTAGATATGGTCGATGGCATCATTACGTGGATTACACGCCGTTCAAAAAGAATAAACTGATCTTTAAGAAAGATTATGTTCCTGTGAAAGGTGTGAATAACTACGGAATGACTCTCGTAACTAACTTTGGGAAATAATATGACTTTTACATTTACTCCATGGGCACGATATTTCGATTTCTATTATCTCCAGTCTGGACTGGAAAAAACAGTTCACTGGATTCTTTTTCCGTTCCTGTGTTATGCTGTTTACAAACTCCTAAAAGTAATGACTCAATAAGTCATTGATTTTGTTATGACTTGACAAATGCGATCGGATTTGCTATACTTGTGAAAATCGTGAAAGGAAACACATGTCGGTTGTATCTACTTCTTCCAATTCGCTTCTAGCAAAACTCCTTGCTACGGAAAACATTACGGTCCAGCACCAGTCTGGTATTAAGACTGCCATGTTTGACCTTAAGAACCGTGTCCTTATGCTGCCTGTGTGGCAGGACATTTCTACTGACCTTGAGCATTTGCTTATCGGTCACGAAACGTCCCATGCTATTGATACGCCTGGTGCAGAAGAATATCGCAATGCATATGAAAGCATTGCCAAGCGTGTGTTTGGTGATGAACTGGATACCCGTCTGACAAAGACTGTTTCCGGTTTCTTGAATGTCATTGAAGATGCTCGCATTGACAAGCGCCAGAAGCGCCGTTATCCCGGTCTTCGTAAAAACTATCTGCTCGGTTACAAAGAACTTATGGAACGTGACTTCTTTGGCACCCGTGGTCGTGATATCAATGGAATGAACTTTATCGACCGCTTGAATATCTATTTCAAGGGTGGTAATGTCAATCTTAATATTGAGTTTACACCCGAAGAAAAGGCTTTGTTGAATCGTGTTGAGAATGCTGAAACCTTTGCTGAGGTTGTTGAACTGACCGAAGAAGTCTATCGCTTTTGTAAGGGTCAGATTGAAAATCAGCATGACGATATCCAGATCAACATCGGCAAGCCTGGTGATGGCGAAGACGGTGATGAATATGATATGGATATGTCTTATGATGCCAATGCTTGGGGTGATGAAGGCGAAGACGATGGTGAAGACGGTGATGGTGACGAAGAAGGCAAAAGTCAGGGAACTGGTCAGGGTGATATAGCACCTAATGGTTCTGGTTCTCCTTCTCGTGGTGCTGGTTCCAGTGGTGTCGTGAATGGCAAGGCTCCTGAGTCTGTTACGGATTCTATCTGGGAACAGAAGCGTGAGGAACTTGTTCGTGATGCCAACACGGATTATATCTATCTTTCGCTTCCTCAGATTGATTACAGTCAGTGCATTGATGATTACAAAACCGTTCTCAATGATTGGCGTAATCAGATTAAAGGTGGTAGCAATGGTTGGGGTAATACGTTGGACGGTAACCGCTTTGCTGAATACCGTCGTGAGTTCATGGAATGGCGTTCAAAAGAAAAAGATACCATTTCGTTCCTTGTAAAAGAGTTTGAACAGCGCAAGAGTGCAGAACTTTATTCTCGTATCTCTATCGCTAAGACTGGTATGATTGATACCAACAAACTCCATTCTTACAAGTATAACGATGATATCTTCCGTCGTTTGTCTGTCATTCCTGAAGGTAAGAACCACGGTTTCGTTATGTTTCTTGACTGGTCTGGTTCTATGCAGTTCGGTCTTCGGCATACAATGAAACAGTTGTTCACTCTGGTTCTTTTCTGTAAGCAGATCCAGGTGCCTTTCGAGGTCTATGCCTTCAAAGACTGTAATCTCAAGAAAGGAGATGCGTTCGATTATAACGGAGAAAACATTCTGCATCTTAATCAGATTGGTCTTCGTCAGTTTCTATCTTCCAAGATGAACACTGCCGAACTAAACGAGGCCATGTCTGTTATGTGGGCTATGGGTCATGGTTGCAATCTTTACTGTGAAGGTATGGGTGGCACGCCTTTGAATGAAGCTCTTATTCTTGCTCCGAAAGTCGTGAATGATTTTCGTGCCAAGTATAAACTTGAAATCGTGAATACCATCGTTCTTACAGACGGTGAGGCTAACGGTTATAATGGTGTGTATAACGAAACCATTAACAACAAGGCAAGCACCTTTGCTCGGCGTAAAAGAGTGTATCTTTACACCGATAAGATCACTGGTAAGACCCATGAGGTTTATCCTCATGGTCAGCCTGATTATAGCAGCAACACCAATGTTATGCTGCGTATTCTGAAAGAGCAGACTGGATGTAACCTTATCGGTTTCTTTCTCTTTACGGAGTCTTGGAGCAAGTTTATGTATCGGTTTATCGCTCATGATACAACCGAGCATAAGAGTAAGGCTCAAAAGTTCTGGAAAGATAACAAGTTCTATCCTGTCAAGAGTGCTGGTTATGATGAATATTTCGTTATTAACGCCAGTGCCCTTAAGGAAGAAGATGTAGGACTTGAAATCGATAACAACAAGTCCACGAAGATTATGGCTAAGGCATTCTCCAAGTTTGCCGCAAAGAAGGCTGTAAATCGTGTCCTTCTTCGGAACTTTATTGACCACGTAACTGGTCAGGCTAAGAAGGTTGCGTAAAATCAACGACTTAGGAAGGGGTTGACAAAACCCCTTCCATGTGGTATAATGCATATATAATGAGAAATGTGAAAGGAAAGTATCTCATGCCTAAGAAGATTGATCGTTCCGACTTTCTGGACAAAGTCCGTTTTGAGTATGGTGCTATTCGTGAAATCACCCGTAAGCAGGTTATTGAAATCTTTGAAAAGTATGATGTTTCTTGGCCTGTTTGGTTGATCAAAGATCCTAATCGTCGTGTTGGTCGTGGTGTATATGCTCTTCCTGAGCATGGTGCGACCGTTGATATGGTTGCTGCTCCTGTTGTCAAAGCACCTCGTAAGACTGTCAATAAGACTGCTAAGATCCAGTCTGTTGTTCCTGTGACTGATACTATGGTCGCTATGGCACCGACTGTTTCTATGGCTCCTTCCACTAGCACCAATGCCGAAATCTCTCTTGTTCCTGAGAAGGCTTCGGGTTATGTGCCGTTCGGTAACTTTACCGACGTTCGTGCTATTATCAAGTCCAAGAAGTTTTATCCTGCCTATATCACTGGCCTTTCTGGTAACGGTAAGACTATGATGGTTGAACAGGTTTGCGCTCAGGAAAAGCGTGAATGTGTCCGTGTCAATATCACCATTGAAACAGACGAAGACGACCTTATCGGTGGCTTCCGACTTGTTGATGGTCAGACTGTATGGCAGGATGGTCCTGTTATCGTGGCCATGACTCGTGGTGCTGTTCTTCTTCTAGACGAAGTGGATCTTGGTTCTAATAAACTGATGTGTCTCCAGCCTGTGCTTGAAGGCAAGTCTGTCTTCCTGAAGAAGATTAATCGCCTTGTTCATCCTGAAAAGGGTTTCAATGTGATTGCTACAGCAAACACCAAGGGTAAGGGTTCTGATGATGGTCGCTTTATCGGCACCAACGTTATGAACGAAGCGTTCCTTGAGCGTTTCTCTATCACGATGGAACAGGAATATCCTGCTCAGAAAACCGAGACTAAGATCCTCAACAATGTTCTTGGTGCTTCTGGTATTGAAGCAAAAGAGTTTGTTGATAAACTGGTGACTTGGGCTGATGTTATTCGCAAGTCCTTCTATGAAGGTGCTTTGTCTGAAATCATCTCCACTCGCCGTCTCGTCCATATCTGCGAGGCTTATTCTATCTTTAACCAGAACCGTGTGAAGGCACTTGAACTGTGCTTGAACCGCTTTGATGTGGATACTAAGAATGCGTTTATGGAACTCTATAAGAAAGTCGATGAAACTGTCGATCCGCAGCCTGTTTCTGAATCGGAAACAGCCAATGTGGGTGAAGAGATTGCTTTCTAACCCATAACAAGAATACCCGTGTGTAATATAGTGATGCTGGTGGTTATACACGGGTCTTTCCTTTCACGACCACCAGCATCAACAACCTTGAAATGGAGAATATATAATGGCTACTCGTAAGACTCAGATTGAAAAGATTGAAAACGTCCTTCGCAAGTATAACACCGGTGCTGGTGTGACTGCTGATAAGGTTGCTTCAATTGCCCGTGTGCCCCGTGAGGCAGTTGGTAAGCGTGTTTTTGATCTTCGTGAGTATTATGATATCTATACCAACTATCGCACTGTGAATGGTAAGCGTACCGCTTTCTATCGCTTTGCTGGTTAATAAGTAAAAAGTTTACTATATAAGGCGTGGGTGCATTTTTGTGCCCACGCTTTTCGTGTATGGAGAATAATATGGAAATTAAAGTTTCTACAGAGGATTTGAGAAAGAAAAAGTTATTTGTTGCTACACCATGTTACGGTGGCCAGTGTCTAGGTCTTTACACTAAGTCCATTCTTGATCTACAGGCAACATGTATTCAATATGGCATTGAATGTCGCTTTTCTTTTATCTTCAATGAATCACTAATCACTCGGGCCCGCAATTATCTTGTTGATGAATTTCTTCGTTCTGGTTGCACCCATCTTCTATTCATCGACGCAGATATTCAGTTCAATCCTCAGGACATTCTAGCACTTCTTGCTCTTGATCTAGATATCGCTGGTGGACCATATCCCAAGAAATCTATTAACTGGTCTAACGTTACCAAAGCAGTTGTTAAAAACTGTGAGGTTGACACAAATAACAACACTGTCAAAATTCGTGATGGTTACAATCCTCATGAGTTAGATCAGATAACAGGTGACTATGTGTTCAATCCTGTTCCTGGAACAACTACATTTAAAGTCACGGAGCCTGTAGAGGTTCTAGAGATTGGTACTGGCTTTATGATGGTTAAGAAAGAAGTCTTCCCAGTTTATGCAGAAAAGTATCCAGAACTTCATTATAAGCCTGATCATGTTGGTCAAGCACATTTTGACGGCACAAGATACATTCATGCATATTTTGATACGATTATCGATCCAGAGTCACACCGTTATCTTTCAGAGGACTATATGTTCTGTCAGAATGCTCGTAAGATCGGATATAAAATCTGGCTATGTCCTTGGATGAAAACCACACACGTTGGAACATATGCGTTCCAAGGTGATCTACCTTCTGTTGCAGCGGCTACGGGACAACTAAGATGATCATAGGTCTTGTTGGCTTTATTGGAGCCGGCAAGGGAACAGTCCGTGATATTCTTGTCAGAGAACATGGGTATCACGGATTTGCTTTTGCTGATGCTTTGAAAGATGCTGTGTCCACGATCTTCACATGGCCACGAGGTCTTTTAGAAGGTGATAGTAATGCTTCACGAGCCTTCCGTGAGCGTATCGATCCATGGTGGTCACATAAACTGGGTTATGAGGTGACGCCACGTCTCATTCTACAAAAAATGGGTACGGAAGCATGTCGGCACGGAATCGCAGATAACATCTGGATTGCCGCATTAGAGAAACGCATTCATGGATATGAAGACGTGGTTATCTCCGATTGTCGTTTTCCGAATGAACTCGATTTTGTTCGGAGTGCCGGCGGCGTTATTGTTCGTGTCAAACGAGGAGAAGAACCTTCTTTGGAAGAGCAGATGAAGATGCATATATCAGAGACAGCATGGAACTATGTTGTGCCGGACTATGTTATAGACAACGACGGCACATTACAGGAACTGAAAGACAAGATAAAATTGGTCTTGACAGTAGAAGAAAAACCCACTACAATATTTCATCATCAAGTTTGATCAAAGGAGTATATAATGAAACTAAGTGATAACGCTCTTACCGTTCTAAAGAACTTTGCCTCCATCAATAGTGGTGTTGTGCTAAATGCTGGTAAGGTACAGAAGACAATCTCACCTGAAAAGTCCATTCTTGTTGAAGCGACATTGGAAGATGATGTTCCTAGCAAGTTCGGTATCTATGATCTAAATCAGTTTCTCGGCAATGTTACAACACTTCGTAATCCGGAACTAACATTCAAGAATGAGTCCGTTGTTCTAGATGACGGCGAACTGGCCTTTGATTATATGGCATGTTCACCAAATCTTATCATCACCCCTCCAGATAAGGAACTTATTTTGAAGACTGTTGATGTAAAGTTTTCTCTACCAAATGCTATGTTTCAAAAGTTGCTCAAGATGGCAACAATGAACTCCCTACCAAATCTTTCTGTTGAGGGTAAAGACGGTTCACTAAATCTTCTCATTCACGAAAAGGCAAATGATACATCCAATCGTGGTGCTATAAAGATTGGTGACTATGCTGGCAAGGACTTTATTGCTACATTCAAGACGGAAAATCTCAAGTTAGTTCCTGATGATTATGATGTTGAGGTTCAGACTGGTGCCTTTGCCAAGTTTGAGAACAAGGCAGGCAATCTGAAATACTTTATTGCCCTCGAAACGAAATAATGAAAAGTGCTGGTTTACTAAATAGTATTGTCCGTCACGGAGCGCCAACCCCCACGGACTCTAACGCTATTGAGGAGCGCCAGCATATGCCTTCTATTTATCGTCTCATTTATAAGAAACATTTTGGTTCTATTCCCGTTGATGATAATGGTATCTCATACGATATTCATCATATTGATGGGAATAGAAAGAACAATGAACTATCAAATCTAAAAGCAGTATCTTTACAGGAACATTATGACATACATTTCAATCAAGGAGATTGGATGGCGTGCCAAAGAATCCTGAAAAGAATGGATGATGACCCTGTAAAAAAATCTATTCTTCTCTCTAAATCTAATAAACAAAGAGTTGAGAACGGAACACACAACTTTATGAATCCTGAATGGTGTAAGGAGTCAAGCGAAAGACGAAGTGATACTTGGGAAATAACTTTTCCTGATGGAGAAACTATTGTGAGAAAAAACTTGAAGACTTTTTGTAAAGAGAACAATCTAAATCAAGGTGCTATGAATCAAGTTGGGTTAGGAAGAATCGAACATCATAAAGGTTTTAGATGTAGAAAGTTGAGAAAAGGTGAAATACGTGGAAAGGAAGCAAAGTAATGTATGTATGGCGTCTCTATTTCGGATGTTTGTTTCTGTTGTTTCTGGCGATTGGACTTATCATCTATCAGGAATATACAGATAACAAAAAGTGTGAAGATGCTGGTGGCGTCTATGGTGGTCACGGCATGTGTGTGAATCCAGCAGCAGTTATTGAGGTAGACTAATGAGCATGATGGGACATAATCAGCAACATCGTTCGGTGCAGGGACTAACCGAAGAAGAACGCAAGCAGTTTCGTAAGGCTATCATGGAGTTGAATGACTCTATGACTCGTATTGGTGCCGAGCGAGAACTACAGAAAGAGACTATCAATGAACTAAGTGGTAAACTGGACATTGATAAGAAACTCATTCGCCGTATGGCTCGCACATACTTCAAGGCAAACTTCAACTCTGAGATTCAGGAGAACACAGACTTTGAAGAGTTTTATACCACTGTGATGGAGAAGACACAACTATGATGGCGCTTATCTTTGAGTTGCTAAGTGTAATAAACTTTATATCTGCGTCTTACTTTTGGATTAAGGATCACGATGATACAAATCGTTGGTTGTTTTTCCTACTAACATCTATTATAATGCAACTTAGCGCATCTCGTTATGAGGAAAATGAATGAGTGAAGAATTTCTATGGGTTGAGAAGTATCGTCCTCACAAGATTGAGGACTGTGTGCTTCCTGATCGTATCAAGAAGGCATTTCAAGAATATGTGAACAAGGGGGAGATTCCAAATCTCCTTCTTTCTGGACCCGCTGGATGTGGTAAAACTACCGCAGCCATGGCTATGTGTGATGAAATCGGTTGTAACTATCTTTTCATCAACTCCTCAGAAGAAAGAGGCATTGATGTTCTAAGAACAAAGGTTGTGGGTTATGCGTCAACCGTATCGCTTACTGGTGGTCGTAAGGTTATCATTCTAGACGAAGCCGACGGTCTTACACCAGATGCACAAGATGCCCTTAGAGGTGTGATTGAAAAGTTTGCTGGTAACTGTTCTTTCATCTTCACATGTAACTTCAAAGCAAAGATCAAAGACGCTATTCATTCTAGATGTTCCGTCGTTGACTTTGCTTTGAAGCCTAGTGAAAAGCCTACAATGGCTTCCAAGATGTTCAAGAGATTGAATGAAATTCTAAAGACAGAAGGTGTTGAATATGACAAGCAGGTTCTCGTCAAGATTGTTGAAAAGTATTTCCCAGACTATCGGCGTCTTCTTAATGAACTCCAACGTCATGCTGTGTCTGGAAACATTGACGCTGGTGTTATTGGTCAACTTGATGGTGTTAAATCTTTATCGGAACTAATTAAAGCACTAAAAGATAAAGACTTTAGTACCATGCGAAAGTGGGTTGTCATAAACTCTGACATTGATCCATCACGTATCTATCGATCAGTGTATGACTCATTGAATGAGTATCTAAAGCCAGAGTCTATTCCTGCTGCTGTTGTTACACTTGCCAAGTATCAGTATCAAGCAGCATTCGTGTCAGATCAAGAATTAAATCTCGTGGCATGTTTGACAGAAATCATGGTCGAATGTGAGGTCAAGTGACGGACGTATTCAAAGATATCATACCATCTATCTTACAAACCAAGAAGATAGTGATAGGTAAATGGAACGAATGGGAATATAAACCATTCGTTATTAATCGTGCCATCTCGTTTCATTACGATTGTGTTATGCAAGCCAATGAAATGAACAAGTATCCTGGTTTGTCTGGAACTATGCAATATCACTTTTTGCTAAATAGCATAAGAGGCTATAAACGCCCTTTTCGTAAATGGGAGAAGCGTGAGACCATTGACAACTTAGATGCCGTGAAGGAGTATTATAACTAT